CGACTCCTCCCCAGGTAGGCGCAAGTCCATTGCCCATTTACACTGCTTCGACATATCGCAGTTTCACGAGATGTACGATGAATATCTTCCTACCATCCACGAGCTATTCGACATCCTTGTAACCTACTCCCAGGGTGATCTGGCTACGGCACACATCCCCGCAACCTGTCTCAAGATCGAAAACCGAGGGTTAGATATCGGAGCGAAATTCGCCGCCGTTAAGTACCTGCTGGACACCGACGCACCCTTCGGAAGAATTTTATTCCTACATTCGAAGAGTGATGAGAAACGGCGAAGACTCTACATAGAGACGCTCATGGCGAATTCTGGGCAATTGACAACTACTAATGCATTTCCCGGGATAGAACTAGAAATGCAAGGTGGGCAGGTCAGGTACCTTAATGGAGAGTACGGAGGCAACTGGCTTCCTGAACGCAACGTTCTCTACCGAGACGCGCTCTCTCGGCATCTCTTCGGGGTGCCTACGGGTGACACAACTTTCCCGGAAGGTAACATGTACATTCTCGCCCGTGATGCTGTTCTGGCCACCTTTACTGATCCGATAGTCTACAACTGTCTCAATCGCCCATACGATTTCGACTACAACTGGGTGTCCCATAGGTACGGACTAGACAAGAACATCGCAGAGACTTACCACGATTTCAAACAGCGGTCGCTGGCTTCGCGTGACCATGCCTCATTCGATGGCTACATCGAACACGCCTTCGAGCGCATCATTCGGACAGCGGTCGCTGAGAGACCTGTTCCCCCGTGCAAAGAGCTGCACCGCGCCTACTGCCTCGAGGGCCTTCACACTCTAAAGAACGTCGCTCTCTCCGAGTTCGGCTTCGACCCCCTGAAGGAGACCATACTCATCGAATATCGGGAGCTACCGCACATCGAGTACCTTATCCTGCGAACCGCCGCGTTCCTTCCCGCTGACTGGAACCATACCGTCGTCTGCGGCCGGGAAAACGCCAACATGGTGCGGGAGATTGCCAGCCGCCTCTGCGACAAATTACAGAGCAAGATCCGCGTTATTGAAACGCCTTCGTGCACCTCGATCGATGACTACAATGAGATGCTCCTGGATGCGACCTTCTGGAACCGGTTCCGGGGGGAAAAGCTTCTCGTGTACCAAGAAGACACGTGCATGTTCCACGGGGACATCGAGCCGTTCCTGGACTACGACTTCATCGGAGCTCCCTGGCCCAAGGGCCAGGAAGAGAACAGCCTGCTGGTCGGTAACGGAGGATTCTCTCTGAGGTCGAAATCCAAGCTCCTCGCGTGCCTCGCGAAGGTCCCCCCGCTGACTCTGGAGTTACCAGAGTCGGTCGACGCCATCCGGAGAGATGTTGGCCTGGCATCTCCCGCAGAGGACGTGTATTTCACCCGAGTTATGATAGAGGAGGGGCTGGGGACCGTGGCACCTTGGGATGTCGCTAGAAGCTTCTCACAGGAGAGTCAAAAATCCGAGTCTCCTCTAGGTGGACACATGTTTTGGCTCGCTGAAGCGGAGGACATGAAGGCGTCCCTCCCAGCTCGGCTCATCCTTAACAGCGACTACTGGGTCCATGCAGATCATCGATCAGGGTGGAAGCCGGCTATACAGCACGCGGTTGACTCACAAAGCGTGCTTCCATTCACGCCGGGCCTCGAGATCTATCCGAAAGACGTTGCCCTCGTAGAGGGCATGGAGCGCGCGTGGGCTCCATGGAGCGAGACGACTTGCGACGGAGTACCATGGTCGCTAACGAGGCCTTGGGTGGGGATTCTGCACTACATGGCCGACGTGCCGTCCCACATGCGGCTCCAGGCTGCCGGAGCCGTGGTATACAACGCTAAAGACTCTCTACCTCACTGCCGTGGCCTAATCGTCCTCTCCGAGGCGTGCCGCAGCGAGCTGCAACCCCTCCTGCGTCGACTGGGGCTCGAGGTTCCGGTCTATGCTATTAAGCATCCGATCGGCCACATGCCCCGGAAGTTCAATATCAACGACTTCAAGGCAGCAAGGGATAGGCGACGCGTCATCCAACTGGGTCTTCAATATAGGAAGGTCTCCACGATCTACCAACTGAAAACATCCTTACCAAAGATGTGGCTTCCGGGTAATTTGAGGGCGGCACGCGGATTCGCGACTGACGAGTGGGCGATGGAGTTCTCGACGCCGCTTCCGGCAGCGGATGTAGCGGTTGTGAGGACGTCCACCAACGAGGAGTACGACGACCTTCTCCTCCGTAACATCGTAATCGTCCCTTTGTGGACTGCATCGGCCAACAACTCTATTCTTGAATGCATCGCCATGAACATACCTGCCTTCATCACGCGGCTTCCTGCCACGGAGGAATACTTGGGAAAAGACTATCCCCTATTCTATGAAGATTTGTCCGAGATCGAAACCATAATGAACAATGAGGAACTTCTCTACTCTAGACTCGAAGAGGCAACCATGTATCTCTCCCAGCTTGACAAGACACCTTTCACATACAAGACTTTCTGTTCCGATCTGCTCAAAGTAGTGAATTAGGCTGGATAAGATCCCCGGCGGGCAAATATGCGTTTTCACCGCATTCGTTTTAGCATACCTTACCATATTACAGATGAGAATGTTCTTCTATGGGAATTGCCAAGCGTCCGCCCTCATGTGCATGTTTCGCGCCGGAACCCCCTCTACCGACTTCCAGTTCGCGGTTGAGCTATGTCATGCCCCTGAAATGAGTAAGGAGCGTTTTACCAGGTCTATCCAAGAGGCGGACGTCATTGTTACCCAGCCGATTTCGGATGGTTACGGAGGCAATGACTATTCTAACACGGCCTATGTGTTGGAACATGCTCGTCACAAGAAGGTGATCATTTTCAACTCGTGCTATCTTGACTTCTACTATCCGGATTTATGTTACCAGAGTGGAACGATTGCCAACGCTCCCGTCCCTTATCACTACCAACGTATGATCGATCACTACAAGGCAGGCAAGCCACCCGAGGCATATATATCGGACGTGGTGGAGAACGAGACCCTAATAAGCAAGGAAGATTTGCTGGAAAAGGGTCGAAGGAGCATAGACGCGTTAAGGAAGAGGGATGAAGATATGCGTGCGAAATACGGTGCGGGGGACAATGTCGTCTTCGTCCGCATTGCGGACTTCGTGGAGAGGAACTACCGCGATAGACTCCTTTTTTACTCGATGAATCATCCCACCAAGCATCTTTTTCAGTTCATATGCGATCAGATTACCGATATCTTGAAGGTGGAATCTCTGGACACTGATCGCTCTCTCGATCCACTTTCTAGCGACACGAGATGTACCTTGTATAAATGTGTGCAGTCGGCGGTAAACTTCCGATTGGACGATTGCAGTATTAAAACGATGGACGCGCAGGATCCTCTAGCGGTAGCCCGTTTGTACTACGATGCTTACGATGAGGTAGGCTTTCGTGGTTAGAACGTGCGCAGATGTTCTCAAACAATGCGTTTGCCCTTGCCATTGTATGTGTAGGCATCCATATATGGAGGAATATATCTCAGAATACCGGAACTACGATAAAAAGGCAGCCTTCTACTTCAAGACTTCAGACGACCATTGTGGAGGGATCGGAGACTACATCAAGTTCCTATCTTTCCTAGTTAACATGGGAATGAAGTATGGTATAGCAGTTTACTGCATAGATTTCGGAAATGTAACTGACAAGTTCCTAAGGTTGAGGCACAGCCAGATGCATGTTGGCTTCGAGGAAATATCTGACAATATGGTTGTTTTCGGTGCAGCGGACAAATTCACGAAAGAAGAAGAATTCCACGAGTTAAAACCGGGGGTGTTCAATGTAATTCATGTGGCTTCATTATTCAATTTCGATGCCGGGCAGGTGAGTGGAGGTTGTTTGTTCTCTAGCGGTATTAAACTAAGCGACATATTCCAGTTCGATAGCAAAGTCATTGAGAACGTACCGAGCTCCCTAAAGAACACGAAATATACCTCTATTCACATAAGGATTGGCAGCTTCGCTCACCTTGATCCTTACTACCAGGCTAATGGCTCCAGTTTTAACAAAGATAGACTAGACCGTTTCCTGCGTAAAGTAAATAACTCTAGGAAAGTGTTTCTTTGTACCGACGATCTCGCACTTAAGAGAAAACTGAAAAGCGAGTACGAAGACCTTCTAGTAACGGATTTCAAACCAGTCCATACAGGAGACATACATGCCGATGAAAGAGGTGTCTTGAATGCGATCACGGACCTACTGATATTGGCGAACTCAGAAGAGATATTCCTAGCCGATGACCATCGTGTAAGCGGGTTCCCTGTATGCGCATCTAAGTTCGAGAATATCAGGCTTAGGAAACTGATCGACATAGACGATACTAGCTCGAATGGGGAGGACACCGTGGTATAGGGATGATCGAAGCAATGTCGTTTCTAACGTAGCAATTCAATTGAATGTCTACGTTACAATTATTACCCTCGTCGCTAGCGTAGCAACATGCGGTAGTCTTTCACGTCATCTCTAAATCCCCCCTCACATGAGTTATACCACCCTACACTGTACTTGGGGTCGTCCTCAAGAAGCAGCCACCCTGCGTGGTTCCGCGCGAACTTACCTCTCATACTTTCATAGTCCAGAGTCATATAATGAACTAGCACACATGGTGTGTTGTCCGAGAGGGTCGGATCTAATACGTCACACCGATCGCTGTTCGCTGCAAGCAAATCATTCCCGTCTTCGATGACGTGTCCGTTCACACCATACACCTTATAATCGGGATTACGAGTGATATGAACATTCCCAAACTCATGTATGAGCTGCGGCCTTACGAAAGACTTCACAAACCGGTTCCAGAAATGGTCGTATCTCTCTCGCGTGACGAATTGTTCGAAAACGGACTTGCGCTCGTCGTACGTTTGCAATCCGCCCGTTCCATAGACAATCCAGTTAATGAGCAAAGTGCAACAGTCGTCCGGAAAAGAGGACAGAAAGTCTTTAATGGTGAAGTTCCCACTCATAGTAGGTTTAGTCCAGAGGAACTCGTCGGCATCACATAAAAGGAGCCAGTCTAGGTCTTTATTCTGATCTATACATTCCTGATAGACCGCTGGCTGGTTGCTTGTCAAAACATCATCGATCTTAACAAACACTCCATCGCGTAGTAATCCTGCATTCCCAAGTGTCGTCGATACAGCCGGGGATGACAAGTTGTCATATATGACGATCCTATCGAAACCAAGATGCAAATAATGTGAGACCCAGTCACATATTAGCTTTTGTTCATCCTTTGCACGAACGCAAACTCCAATCTTCATCTATTATGCTAGTCACGCATAATAAAACTCGCCGAACCACCCGCGAGTGGATCGTTAGTTTGGGCGTCTAGCAGTGATGACAAGTGACCAGTTGCACTCGTTGTTTGGTGACCAGAATATACCATATTTGTTCATGTCTGCCCAGTCGTCGTAAAACTTGATATCGACGAAACCAGCTTTCCTTAAGGTGGTCTATAACCGAGTCTCTGGTAAAAACCCTCATCTCTAAAGTGCTTCCTGGGCCTCCATGCGTATCTATACAATAAACTAATGGCGATATTTGAGAAAAATAGAATATCGTTTGCTACATTCGAAACTGCGTATATCAAAGCTAGCGAACACCAGAGAAAACAGGTCGGGGCAACATCGCGACCCCCGGATGTGGCGAACGAGGACGCCGCGGCTGCCTAAGACACAAGCTCCGCCAAGCCGTCCTCGAAATTTACAATGATGTCCCAGCCGAGACCTCTTAGTTTCTCGTTACTTATGTAGTACCTCTGATCGTTGAATGGACGGTCCGCTATATACGTAATCCACTTATCGTACTCTTCAGTATCATGGATCATCTTTATTAGCATCTCAGCCACGGCTCGAATCGAGTACTCCATCCCTTCATCGCATCCTATGTTATATATCTCTCCTATCTTCCCCCTTTCTAGTATGCATTGAAAGGCCGTGGCGGTATCTCTCGAATGAAGAAAGGCTCTCACGCAACTTCCGTCCCCCTGAATCGTGACAGGTTTTCCTGCCTCCAACTGCTCAATGAATCTCGGAATAACCTTCTCGGGGTACTGGTTCGGTCCATACACGTTGTTCCCACGAGAGATCACTATTGGCATCGAAAACGAATGATTATACGACTGAGCAATCAACTCAGCACTTGCTTTCGTAGCCGCATACGGATTCGTCGGGCACAAAACCGATTGCTCAGTCTTGTGCTTCTCGCTCGCGTCCAGCATTGACTCACCGTACACCTCGTCCGTCGATACATGAATGAACTTCTGCAGCGTTGGACAATGCAATCTCGCTACCTCGAGCAAATTATGAGTTCCCACTATGTTATCTCTCGTATACTGCAAAGAGTCGTCGAACGACGACTGCACGTGCGATTGCGCCGCGAAATTCACCACATGGGTTATATTGTTCTCCTGGAATATGTAGCGCAGTAAGTCGTAAGATTGCAAGTTTCCCTCGATCAATCTGTACCTCCGGCTACTACGCACACGCTCCTCGACATTCTCCTCGTTCGCGCAGTAGTACATCGCATCCAGATTTATGATTCTTATGGCATCGTGTGTCGAGTGGATATGGTTAATAAAGTTCGACCCGATAAACCCGCAACCTCCTGTAACGAGAAGAGTCGTGGACGCAACATTCGGAAAGTCCGTTGTTGTCTTTTTGCGCAGTTGGGTCGGATCTCGGACATAGCTTTTCATGAGCTTCGTTACGGCCGTCCGTATATCGTTGACTTCCGGTGCAAACTCGACCAGACGGTCAGTATTCAGCAAATTGTTCGAGCGTTTGCTATCCAAGATGCTATTCTGCTCTTCGATATCGAAATTTTCCCATCTGAAATCCGTGTCCACATGCTGGGAATACAGCATCAGTATCTCATTGTGGGTGATCCTCCCCGGGTTAGTCAAGTTCATAGTGCCCAACACCTTGCTCTTCATCATGCGTAGTGCAATGGGAAGAAGTTCTGGTAGAACCGTCATGGAATTCGCAATCGAGCACACCTTGTCGTAGCCCGCGATCTTGGTTATGAAATTCCTGGGATTGTCCTCGCCTACGATGGGCATTCTAATCCTTAGATTGAGCACCGTGTCCTCTAGCAGGTGCATAAGGCGGTCGGTTACACCTTTGACGGACGAATACCCCGAACCCGTGAAGTTCGGAATGTCGCTCTCTCTAAACCCTGGACGTTGCAAGTCACCCTCGTAGTCAAAAATACAACCGGTCCCCAGATAGGTGTAATGCACACCGCTCTTCTGGCAGATCATAGCCAGGGCCATGGGGGCGAACAGGTTGTCCCGAAGGTTCTCGGGCAGTTTCCCCGGCTGCTCAAGGTAGTCTATCGTGGGGAATTCGCGATTGCCCACCATACCGTGAGTGCGTCCTATAAAAGAAACAACGTGGGTCGGTTGCTGCTCCGCTATGTCTCTCTCGATACCCTCGAGATCCTCAGCACGGCTCGTTGGGTACAGCACCTCGATGTCGACGTCCGCCGTCAGAAGGTCGAGGAACTGGCCGCCGATCCACCCCTTGTGCCCGTATATTAGTACACGCATATATAGAGTAACTCGGTATCTTTCTATGACCTTTTAACCGCGATTGCTCTACGTCCCGCTGTGGAGACGACAGCTCCCGAACGTCTTCCGGTGATGTTTCGTTATTCCGTGCGTCGCTATTCCTTCCATGTGGGCTTTGGTACCGTATCCCTTGTTCTTCATGATTCCGTATCGCTCGTCCAGCGTTGGGTCCTCTGCGCATATATCCGCGATATAGTCATCGCGCGCGACCTTCGCGAGAATCGATGCTGCCGCAATGGAGGTGTACTTGTTGTCTCCACCCTCTATGCAGACGTGAGGCAGCTGCACTATGCCGGCGCTCGGATCCATAGACGTGTACGCTTTAAAGTCGTTACCATCGATCAGAAGTCGGGAATCAGCACTCGTTAGGGAATGTTGTCCGACCACTTGTTTAATCGCGCTATGCATGGCTTGAAAGGTCGCTTGACGAATATTCAGTCTATCGATCTCCTGTTCCGTCGCGTATCCGACGCCCCAAGCCAGTGAGTGCTCTTTGATATAGGACGCCACCTCTCGAATCTTTCTGTCCGAAGTAAAGCGTTTGCTGTCCTTCATGAGTTCGTGTCGGTAGTCACCTTCTTTAGGTAGAACTACCGCCGCGCTGTACACTCTGCCCAGCATTGGCCCTCTCCCCGCCTCGTCCACTCCTATCTCGATGCGCTCATCATCCTCACTGAAACGCTTCACCAAGTTGCCCTGCTTAGCTGGCATTCTTGAATTACAGTACAACCGACCTGCCTAATCAATTTCTCGATAAACTTTTTTCGACATATACTCTATAATGAAAGTCAGTCCATTACAGTTATTCTTGGTCCTGTTGCTAGGCCTTCTCCTGTGTTCTATGCTAACATGTGGTAACTTGGTCGAGGGCCTCGCAAACGATAGACGGGAGAGATCCGACGTTAAGAAGAACTTCGACCCAATGGCACCGGCGCGCGCCAGGGATCGCGTTCTTTTCAATGATCATACGACCATTGGGTCTAATCCTCTAGCTCTCGATGAAGGTGAGCGGGGCAGCAATCCTCTCCTACTCGACGAAGGAGACAGTCAGCCTCCCCGTCCCCTGGATGATGGAGATAGTCCTCCACAGGCCGTCATCCGGCCTCGCCACCACGAGCATCCTCTCGGAATACCTCGTTCCCAGATCCCAGCAGGGGACGAAGACCTATACATCCTGAAGTCCGAGATTGTCCCCCCAGTGTGCCCGGCATGCCCCACGGCTGCGGTGTGCCCGCGCCAGAAACCATGTCCACCGTGTCCACCATGCGCGCGCTGTCCTGAACCTGCATTCGAATGCAAGAAGGTTCCCAACTACAGAAACAATAGCGATATGTACCTTCCCAGGCCTGTCCTGGCAGACTTCAGCCAGTTCGGGATGTAGATGCGTTCCCATCCTACAATCGGCAGACGGGATACTATATGTGTATCCCGTCTATCTAATCACTGTTATATCTTAGTGCCTGCGGGTGCGCCGGCGCTTTCCCACTCGAGTCTTTCTCTTGTGCCCCTTTCTCCGCACTCTGCTTCTCGGTTTGCTACGCCTGGTTCTCCGCCTTCGGCGGCCTCCGCCTTGCGCGGCCCCTGGCGGGGCATCACCCTGCATAATGGCCTGTCCTGCGTTCGTAGCAAAGGCCACAGCTAGGTCCTCCGCAGCCAGTAGTGAGTTTACTCGCATATCACGGTAAGTTTCCATGGTCCGCTGGAACTGCGTCTGCAATGCAGTCTGTGTCTCGTTGCTTATCGCTGCCGGCCCCTGTCGAGCGCGCGCCAGAGCCCCCGCGGTCACTGCGGCCAACTGAAGAAGGCTCCTCAACTGCATGTACTTTCTCCTCGCGCCGCCTCCTATAGCTGCCGCGGGAGGGGGTAGATTGCTTATCGCCGTGGCAACCGCATCGGTGGTCAAAAATCTCCTCATAGACTCGACAAGCTGCTGCCTCGGCACCCATCCTCGCTCCCCGCCTTCGAAACGCAGGTCTGGAGCGCTGGTGTGGGTCGGCGCCGCGTCCTCCCCGGACCCGAAATTGAAACCGAGCACACTTGCCTCGAATGCTGGGCTGGTGACTTGCTGCGTCCGGGGGTCGAGCTCCGCAGCGACATCACGCCCTTCGAAAATCGACGCTTGATCCTCGAGCCGGGCCGGAGTGGCGCCGAGGGCCACGGCAATAGCCAGGCACGCCTGGAAATTGGCCTCCGCGCCGACGTCCGGAGTCACCCAGGCGTTCGCCAGCGCCTCGTAGGTGCTCTGTAACTGGTCTCGGAGTGTCTCTTCAGCCGATCTTGCGCCGGTGAAGTATTGGTTGACCGCGTCGAGGGCATTCCCGGTAGCCCTTCGAAGGGGACGTCCAACAGCTCCGAGAAGTCCTGTCCAACTTCCGAACCCAATGACTACCAAGGCGGTAACCGTGGCGAACACCGCCCGCGCTGCTATGTCGTACCGCTCGGTCGTAGCTGTCCCGAAGATTCCCAATGTCTCCCAGAATGCGCCCCCGGGGGCGAGGCTCGCTGCGAATTGCTGGGCAGCATGGAACATTCCTTGAGGTTGGACTTCCACACCACACCATGGACCTGCTCCATATCGCGTCATGAATGGAGTCAATACTGTCATGCACACCGACCTGACTGCGCTACCAGGCTCCCAGTATCCCGCCGCCCATGTCCCGAGTGCTACCATTCCTGTGGTGAACGACGCCACGCGCTGCCTGACCTGGTACACAGTCGCGCCGCCCAGTCTTCCGGCGGCCCTTATCATTTGTATTATCCCTGCACCCCCTCCCACTACGGCCCCGCCGGCGCAGGAAAAACCTCGCCCGACTGCCTGAAGAGCAGATCTAATAGCGCTCCCTTGCACTGCTTCCTCGGCCCCTGCAAGAGCAAGGCGAACCTCTGGGTGACCTGCGGCTGCTGCGTTCGCCTGGGCTGAATCGATGTTTGCGCCTGGAGCGATGCCCGCAGCCGCCACGGACTGCTCTACTACCGGCGCCGCTGCCTCCACAACATTAGCCCCCATATCTGCGAGTCGTTGTGGATCCTGTCGCCTGTCGGCTGCCTCTACCGCTTCGGCTGCCGCCTCAATTGCTGCCTCCTCCCCGGGGCCTCCTCCGCGTTTGCCACGCCTTCCGCCGCCTGGCGTCTCAGCCGAACCCCAGCCCGTGCCCGTGTCCATGCCCATGTCCATGCCCATGTCCTCGAAGAATGTGGGTGAGTAAGTGCGCGCAATCTTTTCCGCCCCACGCAGAGCAGCCTCCGCCCCACCACCCTGTGCCTTCACAGCGTCCCTGAGTCCACCCAAGTCCGGGTTGCCGGCCATGAACGACCCACTCAGACGTTCGAGCAGTCTCGTGGGATCGTCCTGTCCAATCAACTGGTCGATGATTCGCGCACAGTCCGCGAATAGCTGTTCTCCCTCTCGATCCGAAAGCACGTCCGATGGTCCCGGCGATGAAAAGGACATAGTGCTTGCCGACCAATCGTCATGAGTGCCGAAACTACTTTGGCTCTCCATTACTATAATATACAAAGAGAGAATTATTCTCTCTTCTTGATACACTTTTCATCTATTTGCAGAGTCTTGCACTTTTGTTCCTGAGGAACTATCTTTATTACGCACTTCGCCTTCTTGCCATACAGCGGTTCCGTGCACCCCTTTTCTCTCTTCTTTCGAGTTTTCTTGAACTTAAACAACTTGGGACTGTCCTCGGTACATCTGGCCCTAAAGTGCTCGTAGCGTTCCCGCACGTCGCAGTATGACAATCCCGATTTCTTCCCAAGCATCTTGTTAACCACCTCGTGGAGTCTGTAGACATACCGCGAGAAGGTGTCTCGGTTCTTCATTGCACACGCACGTAGGGGGTGGGCGCGGAAGTTCCTCTTCAAGTTCTCCCTGCAATGCCGACACGGCAGGTTATACTGTAGGCTCAGAATGAACTCTTTGTAGTGCTTCTTATCCTCCGCGCTCGGAGCAACCGGGTAGTTGAAACTCATTGTATGCAGGTAGTGCCACATACTGGGCCCCCATACCGTGGTCAACATGCCGTCCCCACTCGAAAAATCCGACTTTCTATAGGTTTTCTTTTTGCGCGTCTTTGCCATTATATTAGCATCAGAAAAACTTGTTCTCAACAGTATATATTGATGGCCGATCTGTCCCTGCTCCATGACTTCGCAGATGACACGAAGACTAACTGCTTTGTCACCAGCCTAGCGCTGTTTATCGTGGTGGTCGTGATGGTCGCCCCCACAGGCATAACTGGAGTCGGCGCCGGTTTAGCGAAGCTCATTGCCATCATGTTGCTAGGCTACGTGCTCGTGGTACACAGCCGGGGGACCCTGTCGCTGTTCTTGAACGACCCTGGTCTTCTTCTCGACGGCAGTTTCCGAACCAATGCCATCCTAAGCTGCGTGTTTCCCTTGGCTCTCTTCGTTATAATTGGATATATCCTCTTCACCTTTGTTTTCTGATCAAGTGCTGTACCTCCGCTACAATATTCTGCTCACTCTTGACTTCAATCCCTCGCACTCTCAGAACCGCCTTGTGGTACGCGGTATCCGACGCGTAGGAGGCACGCCGGACGTCGACCAGATCTCCAGTGGCCGCACGGAATAGCATTGTACTAAACGGACATATACTCTCTATGTACGTTTAGTAGAGATCAAAATAGTTCTCCAATACTATATAGCACATGGACTTGCAAGCCATGAAGTCTCATGCCCTCGGTGTAGTTGCTGACAGGCGCTTCCTTATGGTACTCGGTGTAGCAGCCATTTTCATCTGCGCTGCCATATACGTGTGGCGTACATACGTGGCCGGCCGCGTTAGTCCCAGTTACGTGCCGAATAAGGAGTTCGTCGAGGAGGGCGAAGTGGCTTCGAATGAGGCTGATCTCTATTTCTTCTACACGGTGTGGTGTCCCCACTGCAGCAAAGCCAAACCCGAGTGGACGAAATTCAAGGAGGCCATCGGCAGCAACAAGATTAAGGGGGTGAATGTAAATTTTGTCGAGGTCGACTGTGACCAGGATACGGCCACGGCGGACAAGTTCAAGGTAGACAGCTATCCAACGATCAAGTTAGTCCACAATGACCGGGTAATCGAGTACGATGCGAAGCCGGACGTAGAAACTCTACGCCAGTTCTTGAACGTCTCCCTCTAACCGCTCTTCTTCGAGGATGCCTTTCTCCACGAGAAACTTCGTGGCGTCTCTCTGCCCCTGCTCAATTAGACTCACTCGCATTGACTCATCGCCGAGCGCATCCATCCACTTGTGTATTCCGTTGCATTCGACCATAACACTTTCCAGCCAATTGGGTACACGCTTCTGTTGATGCTCGCTGCAGAGCGCCAGTTGGGCCTTCCTCAGAAGTGCCATGAGGTAGTCAGTTAACGAGGAGGACTCATCTATTCCGATCTCGCCGTCGCCGTCCCATACGTACCGGAGGGCGAATATCTCCTCTTCAGGGCATTGCTGTCCTTCTAGGCAGTCGTTGACGGGCATGTTGGCAACACACCCGCCGTCCACGTAGCAGCCGCCCTCGTACAGCACTGGTTGAAATAGAACTGGCACGGCCATAGTCATTGCCATAGCTGTGCTGATCGGAAGGTCGGGATAAGTCTTGTGAGAGAGCTGCACTCTGTCGAGGGTCGGGGCGTTAACATTGGCGGTGTATGCGACTATCTCTATTCCGGTAACCTCGTACAACTCCGCAAGAGTCGTGCTGCAGCTCAAGCCCTTGGCAGACAGTAAAGGTTCGAGCGCCGCTTCCGCGACTTCTTTGCTGAAGAGTCCCCTAGTCTTCATGGAGTCTACAAGCATTTGGGGAGTCATAGTTGCCAGCTTGTCCCATGGCCTCTTAATGAAATAGTTGTCCAAAGTCTCCCAGTCGTAACCCAGTGCGATAACGACCCCAAAGAAAGCTCCGACTGAAGTTCCGTATATACTCTTGATGTCCGAAATGTCCCAGAAGTCGTGCTTGTGCAATTCGCGCAAGGCTCCATATGTGACAAATCCGGCGGGCCCACCTCCGGCCAATACGAGATGCTTTATAGTCATTTGGCTATACAGCATCGTTTAGTTTTTAAAACCTTTTTTCTTCTTAGTTTGTAACCATGGATACTATCTTCACCCTAGGGGACTTCGATGATGATGAGGATACCAAGGTCAACCTCGATGACCTCTACGAACGCAAGAAGCAGCACGACCTGAATACGCTCCGAACGTATAACCGGATCCTCAACCGCATCAATAATAAGATTAAGACCGTATCGCGCCTGGCGTCGAACGAGCAATTCTGCTGGTACGTGATACCGGAGCACATAATCGGCGTACCCCGGTTCGACAAGGAAGCTTGCACCGCTTTCGTTATCGACAAGCTGAAGGATAACGGATTCATGCTCAGGTACACGCACCCCAACTTGCTGTTCATCTCCTGGAAACATTGGGTGCCGGCATACGTCCGAAGCGAGATAAAGAAGAAGACAGGGGTAACTGTTGACGGCTACGGTAACAAGGTCGAGAAAAGACAGGGAGAGAGCAAGTCCGAACCAACCAACCCCGACGAACTGATGTTCCAGCGTAACGAGCACATCCCCATCGGTCCCGCCCAGCAGAACTTCACGGCTATTGACAGTTACAAGCCATCCGGTAACCTGATATACAACCAAGACCTCCTCCGCAGTATCGAAGATAAGTCGAGAAACAAGTAATGGGGTGGCCTTCCTTCAATGTAGTGCGCGGCTTCTGTGTTTTGGCGACCATGGAGGGAATATCTAGGCAAGCGCGGAAAGCGCGGCTTATTTTTCGAGAGAAGAAGGCCCAACTTTTCCGAAAATCCTCCCTGGTTTTTTTGAAAAAGTTGACTCTCGACCTGAAAAAGGAACCCGCGTTTTCCGCGCCACTACACACATGTAGGGGAACCGGTGCCGCAAAGAAAGCCGCGCCTAGCATCTACATAACCTTGGTTTAAAGATAATGTCGACCTAGATATATGCTTGAAAATGCTGGATATTTGCGAGCCAAAAACGAGCCGAAATATCGCTGTGAAAAATGTGACTATTCTACGTCTAAGATATGCAATTGGAAAAGACACGTTGAGAGCAAGAAGCACAAAATGCTGGATAATGCTGGATATTTAGGAGCCAAAGCGAGCCAGAAGAATATCTGGAGGTGTGCGTGTGGTAGAGAGTACAAACATAATCAGAGCTTCTATCGTCACAAGAAACAGTGTACCATGGGGATGGAATTCGGCGAAAACGAGGAGGCACTGAAGACCAAGGTGAGCGAGCTAGAGGAGGAACTCGCCAGGGTCCAGGAAGGCAGAATTGCCGACCTGCAGGCCCAGAATATCAAGCTGGAGGAGCTGGTCAAGACAGCACAGTCGTCCGTGGTGAACAACAACTTCAATAACTGCATGATCATTCTCAACACACACTGTGCCTCTGCGATCAGCATGGCTGAGTTCACCAAAAACTTACGGCTCACGTCCGAAGACCTGGTGTACACGAAGCAGAATGGCTACATCGAGGGAGTCAGCCACGTATTTATTAAGGGGTTGCAAGACCTCGACCCGACGCAACGTCCCATTCAGTGTAGCGACAAGAAAGGTAAGAACATATACGTGAAAGAGGAAGGCAGCTGGGAGAAAGACGGGGGGGAAGTGCTCGGGAGCCACATCTCTCTGGTGTCTAAGAAACAGGTTGAAGCCCTCAAAGTGTGGGAGGAGCAGCACCCTAACTGGAAGGGCTCCGAGAAAGAGACAGAAACGTACATGGAGCTGGTGCGCGAGATAATGGGCGGGTCGAGTAATGAGGAAAGACTGCGCAACCACAAACTAATCCAGCAGAAAATTGGGCAGAACTGCAGACTA